AGACCGTCGAGGGGACGGACATCTCCACCCCCGGCGCCGCCGACGCCGTCCAGCGCCGGATTGGCCAGGGGGACGTCGAGGGGGCCCGAGCCGTCTTCGACGCCCAGATCGCCGACCCGGCGGTCCGGTACACCACCAAGGACCTCTTCAGCCTCCGGCAGGCCCTCGACGGCGCCGAGGCCCTCGACCCCTGGATCGAGAAGAACCCGGTCCGCAACGACGCCCTCGGGCGCATCCTGGAGCTCGAGGACGAGTTCAGCCAGTTCGGCGGCGAGGCCGACTCCGACTGGCGCCGCATGGTCCGGGACGAGCGCGACGCCTTCAACCTCCAGATGGAGCAGCTCGCGGGTCTCCCGGACAGCCCCGGGAAGTCCAAGGCGATCCGGGACAGCGTGAACGCCTGGATGACCGAGTTCGGGAAGCGGACCGACGAGGAGCGGACGCGGCGGTTCGAGGGCCGCACGGACTTCTACGACAAGCTCGAGAGCCTCAACAAGCACAAACAGGACGCCCGGGAGTTCGCGGCTCGCGCCCGCGACCGGGGCGTCATCTCCTTCCAGGAGTACCGCCAGGCCGTCGACTCGAACGACCAGGCCGCCGACCGCACCCCGCTTCTCCGCAGCGCCGCGGTCCAGAGCGCCAAGGACAACATCTACCGCAGCGTCTTCGACTCGGCGAACCCGATGGTCAGCAGCGAGCGCGTGGCGGACGCCTGGGGCGCCCTGGACTCTAAGGTCCACGCCTGGGCGGACTCCAACCTCGCCAAGGTCGACCCGCGCGAGATCGACCGGGCCTTGGCCGCCGCGGTCCCCGACCTCGTGGACGAGGTCCTCGGGACCACCCCGGAGGCCGCCAAGGCGGAGGAGAAGACCGAGGCCGGCGGGACCGCCGAGGAGGCCGCCGAGGCCGCCAACGTGGAGCAGGCCCGCGTCGGCGAGGCCCGGGGCCTGTTCGACGCCGTCACGTCCCCCAAGAAGATGAGGGGGGACGACCCGCTCCTGCGGCGCAGCGAGCTGGTTCCGCGCAGCACCTACGACGCCTATGCCCGCTTCGCGCAGAAGACCGGGGACGTAAGCAAGGACGACGTGACCTCCCTGTTCGCCCGGCAGAGCTTCGAGGTCCTCGACGACGCCTCCCTCACCCCGCAGCAGCGGGAAGAGGCCGTGGTCAGCATGTACCGGCTCACCGGCATCCCGGCGGAGCAGGTGCTGGCTGGGAAGCTGATCGTGGAGCTGCCCAGGGACTCCAAGGCCTACCGGGACGGCGCGGCGCGACTCAAGGTGCTCGAGACCGTGTCGAGCCTTGCGGGTCAGGAGCGGAGGTATGAGCTGCCACGGAAAGGGCTAGTCGAGCCCGGCAACATCGACCTAGCCGATCGCCCGGAGGTTGACGCCCCCGAGGGTGGGAAAGCCACCGTGCGCTCGATGAGCTTCGAGCAGGACGGCGTAGAGATCCTGGTGCCGACCGTCAGCCCCGCCGGACGCATCCTGTCGGACGAGGAGGCCATCCAGGAGTACCGGCGGACCGGCAAGCACCTCGGCAAGTTCAAGAACCCGGACGCCGCGACCCGGTACGCCGACGCGCTGCACGATGCCTACGAGTCCGGCAAGATCCAGCTCTCCACCCGCGGCCCGCAGTCCAGTCGCAGCCGCCGCCTGAACGAGGCCAGGGGGTTCTGGCGCAAGGCGCTCGAGCGGTCCGACGAGGTGCCCCTCACCGACCTCTCCGCGGTCAACCCCTACTCGACCCCCTTCTGGACCAGCAAGCAGGAGATCGAGTCCTGGAAGCGGAACCGACCCGACGAGCTCAACGCCCTCCGGGAGAAGCTCGGGATCGCGGACGACCCGCAGGCGGTCAAGTTCTGGCTGGACAGCCAGGTCGAGGCCATGATCATCAACGCTAGGGAGCTACAGTAGTGGTCAACTTCCAAGACCCCCTCTTCGACGACATCGGCGCCAACGCGGCCGAGAACGTCCGGCGCCGCCGGCAGCAGACCGGGGCCTCCCAGGCCGAGCCCGAGTTCGAGGACGACCGCCCTCTGACCGTCCTCGGGGCCGCCACCGACGTCACCCTGGGGATCGCCCGCGGCCTCGAGGGGGCCGTGGAGGACGTCTACGGGCTCGCCGACGCCATCTCCGGCGACCGCCTGCGCGACTACCACCGCCAGCTCGGCCAGTCCCGGACCATCGCCGGGAAGCTCGTCGAGGGGCTCGTCAACTTCGGGGTCGGCTTCGTGCCCTTCGGGGCCGGCCTGAAGGCCGTGTCCGCCGCCGGCAAGCTCGGCCGCGTCGGGAAGGCCCTAGCGAACCCGATCGTCCGCGGGGCCGCCGCCGGCGCCCTGACCGACCTCACCGTCTTCGGCGCTCACGAGGGGCGCTTCGTCGACATGTTCCAGGACACCGCCCTCGACGGGGCGGTCGTCGACTTCCTCGCGACGGACGAGGACGACAGCGAGGTCGTCGGCCGGCTCAAGCAGGCCGTCGAGGGGGCCGGGATCGGCTTCGCGTTCGACGCCGTCTTCACCGTGGCTCGCACCATGCGCTCCGCCGTCAAGGCGCGCAGGGCCGCGACCGAGGCCGGGGCGACCGCCGAGGAGGCCGCCAGGGCGGCGCGGGAAGCCGCGGAGAAGGAGCTGCCGCCGGAGAAGGCCAGGGAGCTCGTCGAGGAGATCAAGACGGCCCAGGAGGCCGCCGAGGAGAACATCGAGGTCACGCTCGGGGGCCGGACGACCAGGCTGACGGCCGACCAGGCCGAGGCCGCGGCGCGGTCCGCCGACCCGGAGGCGTCCATCCTCGCTCGAGAGCCCCTGCCGTCCGAGGTCCCCGGGGCTGCCGCCAGGGCCGCCGCCGAGGTCCTCCCGACCGCCGCGGCCGTCCCCGTCAAGCCCAGGACCCTGCAGGAGAGCGAGCTGCTCCAGGGAATCGGGCTGTCCGAGGAGCAGACCAAGAGCATCCTGGACGACGTCCGGCTCCGCCAGGAGCAGGGGCTCGCGGCCGGGGTGAACCCCCGCGACCTGTCGACCGCCGAGCTCATCGCCAACCGCCTGAAGTCCTCCGACATCAACCTCAGCCAGTGGTCGGGGCCGGACGCGGCGCTGCACCTCGTGCGCGTCGGGGAGGAGCTGGCCGAGAGGGCCGCCGAGGGGGACATCCGGAAGCTCAAGAAGCTAGGGTTCCTGAGCCAGGGGCTCGACGAGCGCGCCGAGGCGTCCATGCGGACCCTGGCGGACATCACGGGGTCCACCCCGGAGGAGCTCCGGGTCCACCTGGTCCGGGAGTCCAAGGACATCCAGGAGGCGACCATCCGGGCCAACGCTCGAGCCGAGACCTTCATCGGGGTGGTCGACGCCTACTCCAACGCCAACGGGCGCCTGGCGGACAAGATCATCTCCGGGGCGGCCTCCCCCGAGGACATGGTGCGGTTCCAGGAGTCCATGGCGGTCCTGGGGGACCTCAGCGGGGCCGTGCACGGGATCAAGGCCGAGCGGGGCCGCGCCCTGCGCGTCCTCAAGGAGGACCCGACGGCCGTCTTCCGCAACTGGCGCGAGGAGCTCGCGGCCGGGGGCGGGGAGGCGTCGGTCCTCAAGATGGCGAAGTACGTCCGGGAGGCGATGGACGCCGGCGGCGCGGCCGGGGTGACCAAGCTGGCCCGCAACGGCGCGAAAGCGGGGTTCTGGGACGTAACGCACGAGCTGCGGTACTTCGCCATGCTCAGCTCCCCGAAGACCTTCGTGACGGCCGGCCTGTCCAACATCATGACCTCGATGGTCCTGCCGCTAGAGCATATGGTCGGCGGGGTGCTGACCGGGCGGTCCGGGGCCGTCCTGGACTACTACAACCACATGATGGGGCTGTTCTACGCTACCTCGGACTCCCTCAAGGCGGCCACGACCGTCGCGAAGACCGGGCAGCGGCAGCTCGACCCGTCGGCGCTGGCGCAGACCCTGGCCGAGAGCGGGCAGCGCCGGGCCATCTTCCCCGGCGGGGGGCCAGAGGGCCTGCTGAACAACGCGGTGACCCGGTTCGTCGGAGGGATCATCGAGTCCCCCGGCCGGGCCATGACCACCATCGACGAGGCGGTGAAGCAGATGAACTACCGCGCCATCGGCCGCGCGGAGCTCATGCGCACGGCCCTGGCGAAGGGCATGCCCCCGGACCAGGCCGCCCGCTGGGTCTCCGACAACATGGAGCTCCTGGTCGACGGCGGACACGCCCTGTCCACGAAGAACGCCCTTGACCGGGGCCGGATGCTCGCTAAGCAGGCCGGGGTCGAGGGGGACGACGCCGTCGAGTCCTACGCCGTCCGCTGGGTCCACGGGAAGGTCAACGGGAACGAGCTCTCCTACAAGGAGCTGTCGGCCCTCGGCGGGTACGCGCTCGACCGCTCGCGCGAGGCCACGCACACAGGGCTCCTCCCGGAGAAGACCATCGGCCGCACCATCCAGAAGGCGGTCCTGGCGCACCCGAGCCTCCGCCTGATCGCCCCCTTCGTCGGGACCTCGGTCAACATCGCCAAGTTCGCCGGCGGCCGGCTGGACGTGCCGTCCGTGGTCCGGGTCTGGGCCTCCAAGGCCTACCCGCCCTACGCCCAGGCGCTGCAGCAGTCGAAAATGAAGTTCGTCCAGGACGCCCTCAGCGGCGACCCGAAGCTGGTGGCGGACGCCTACGGCCGGATCGCCTCGGGGGTCGCCGTGTCGGCCACCATGTACTCGCTCGCCCTCTCCGGGAAGATCACCGGGCGAGGCCCGGCGGACCTCGACCAGCGCAAGCTCCTCGAGGAGGCCGGCTGGCAGCCCTACTCGATCAAGGTCGGGGACAAGTACGTCAGCTACGCCCGCCTGGACCCCTTCGCCACCATGATCGGGCTCGCCGCCGACATCGTCGACGGGGCCCGCTGGGCGGAGGACGTCGACCAGCCTGAGATCGAGAAGCTCACCTACGGGTTCATGGGGGCCATCGCGAACAACTTCGCGAACAAGACCTACCTGCAGGGCGTCGCGGAGACCATGGACGTCCTCACGTCCACCGGGGGACCCCAGGACGAGTTCAAGGTCAACCGCTACGTCCAGAAGTTCGCCGCCAGCTTCGTGCCCAACGCCCTCCGCACCGGGGTCGACGTCGGAGATCCCGTCATGCGCGACGTCCGGTCGATGCATGATGCGCTGTTCGCCAAGGTCCCAGGGTACAGCACGGAGGTCGCCCCGCACCGGAACATCCTCGGAGAGCCCGTCACGCGGGCGCAGGCGATCGGGTCCAAGCAGGACCGGGTCTCCTCGATCCTCAACGCGGTCCTGCCGATCACCTACCGGCAGGTCACCAGCGACGACGTCCGGAACGAGCTCGCGGCGCTCAGCTACGGCTTCACGCCGATCCGCAGGAACCTCAACGGCCTGGACCTGAGCCAGGTCCGCAGCAGGACCGGCCAGACCGCCTTCGACAGGTGGGGGGAGCTCCAGGGGCAGGTCAAGCTAGGAGGAAAGACTCTCAAGACCGCCCTCCGGGACCTGTTCCGGTCGGAAGTCTACCGCTCGTCCTCGGAGGTCTCCACGGCGGAGGCCCAGTCGCCGAGGATCTCCCTGGTTCGCGGGGTGCTCGCCAAGTACCGCGAGGAGGCCAAGAGCCAGATGCTCTCGGAATTCCCCGACGTCGAGCGGCACCAGTCCGAGGTCTACCGCCAGCAGCGCGCCGGAGCCCTCTCGGGCGAGCGCGGGAACGCCTCGATCCTCGGCCGCGGCCTCGCCAACCCCTTCTCGTCCCTAACCAACCGGAGCTAAGCCATGGTCTTCGCCTCCCGCGTGACGTACACGGCCGCCCCGGCCCAGACGGCCTTCGCGATCACCTTCTCGTCCCTCTCGACCGCCCACTTCGAGGTCTACGTCGACGACGTCCTCAAGACGAACCCGACGCACTACACGATCAACTCGACGCGCACGACGGTGACCCTGGTCGCCCCGGCGGTGGGCGGGGAGACCGTGCTCATCAAGAGGGCCACCCCGGCCGCCCCGCTGGTCGACTGGGTCAACGGGAGCAGCATCCTCGAAAGTGACCTCGACACCCTCTATTCCCAGCTCCGCTTCCGGGTCGAGGAGAACGACGACGACCAGCAGAGCACGCTGCAGCTCCTCGGGGACGGTACGGCCTGGGACGCGGACTCCAAGCAGATCAAGAACCTGGCCGACGGCACCCTGGCGCAGGACGCGGTCTCCAAGGCCCAGCTCGACTCCGCCGCCATCGTGGCCGGTAATCTCCCGCCGGTGAGCGGGGCGGACAACGACAAGATGCTGCAGGTCGTGGCCGCGGCCTGGGCCACGAGGACGCTGGCGCAGATCAAGACCAGCCTGCTGCTGCCGACTGACACCGCGGCAGCGATTACGGCTCTGCAGGCCGGGCGTCCTCTGGTGAAGTGCCCGATCACCACCGCCAACTTGTACGAGGACGCCGGGGGTACCTGGTACGAGAGCGCGAGCTCCAGGATGGCCCTCGGAGCCTTCGACGTGCAGCGAGCAAACAGTCTTCCCTACTACACCAAGACGGCGGACAAGATCACCATAACTCAACCCGGTGATTACATGATCACTCTCTACATGCTGCTGAACGGAAGCACCGCCGACGCCTTCACCTCGATGCGCGTCACGAACAACACCGACGGCCCGACCGTCGTCACGCACTACGAGCCGTCGAACAACCTGAGCGTAGTGGCGGCCGACCCCGAGTCTCACTACTACGCTAGGTTCAAGGTGACCGTTTCTACCACCCTCGACGTCGTAGTTCGCACCGCCAACAGGGTCCTGGCTGGAAACGTGTCAGTCAGCGCCCCGCCCTCGTACATCGAGATCGAGAAGCTGGCCATCTAAATGAGCGACCAACTGAGCGAACTCCAGCGCGCCGTCGGGCGCATCGAGGCCAAGGTGGACTCCCTCCTGTCCTACCGGGAGGACACCGAGCGCCGCCTGACGGCCCTCGAGCGGGCCTGGCAACGGGTGCTCGGGGCGGCGGCGGTCGTGAGCGTGGTCGCGAGCTACCTCATGAGCAAGATGTCAGGGAAGGCATAATATGCAGAACGACGACATAAACAACGACGACCCCCTCGAGCGATCCAAGGCCCACCTCCTGCGCCTGCACGAGGCCCTGTCGAAGGGGCTGGCCGACAAGGCCGAGAGCGGGGAGATGACCCCGGCGGAGATGAAGGAGGCCCGGCAGCTCCTCTCCGACAACCGGGTCCGCGCCGTGGTGCGCGGGCGGGCCGGGGGAGGCCCGAGGCCCCTCAGCGACGACCTGCCGTTCATCGAGGACGACGACCCGCGGGGCGGGGCGGAGTACCAGACGGGGACCTGAGTGGTAACCTACCGCGACATCGTCAAGCGCTACCCGGCAACCTCTGTCTTCGGGGGCGACTTCCGGAACCTGGTCTACAAGGCCTGGCAGGTCCTGGGCCTCCCGAACCCGACCGAGGTCCAGTACGACGTCGCGGCCTTCCTGCAGCGCGGCCCGGACCGCACCCGTTGGCCGCACGAGGCCCCGAACAACCGCGTCATGGTCCAAGGGTTTCGCGGCCTCGCGAAGTCCACCATCACCGCCTGCCTGGCGACCTGGGAGTGGGTCCTCGACGTGGACGCCCCGGTGTTCGTCGTGAGCTCCACCTCGAGCGACGCGCGCATGATGTCCCAGCTCGTCCTCGACCTCCTGGACAACGTCCCCGAGCTCCAGTACCTCGCCCCGACCCGGGACCAGCGCAGCTCGGTCATCGCCTTCGACGTGGCCGGCCGGCGCCCCGCCAAGGCCCCGAGCCTCAAGAGCGTCGGGATCGCCGGGGGCATCGTCGGGAGCCGGGGGAAACTCATCATCCCGGACGACATCGAGGCGGAGCACAAGGCGTACACGCAGGCGGGGCGGGACAGGGTCGAGTCGGCCCGGAAGCAGTTCGACAGCGTGCTCATGCCGGGCGGGCGCATAACTATGCTGGGGACCCCCCAAAGCGAGCTGAGCGTCTACAACGAGCTCCCGAGGCTGGGGTACTCGATCTGGGTCTGGCCGGCCAGGTACCCGGGGCTGAGGGAGCTCGAGAAGTACCGGATCTCGTCAGGGAACGATCTCGTCCCCCGCGCCGGGGCCCTTGTCCCCGCACGAGGCGAGGAACATCTCCTCGGGGGTCGTCCGGTAGACTCCGGTAATGCCGGCGAACTTCCTGAGAACCCGGACGGCGTCGAGGGTCTCGATGGCGCAAACGTGAATGGACGCGAGCCGCATGGTCTCGATCCGGCTCAGGCGCTCTCGGAGATCCACGAGAATCAAGAGGGCGCCCACGAGAAGAACGAAGGTGAGAAAGCAGATGATGATGGTCATGATCTAAGTCTACCTCCCTCCCATCCGCCTGCGGAGTACTTCCCGGATCACGGCCCTGGGGTCCCCCCCGGTGACCACGGGCTCCCCTCGGGGGCCCTTCCCGTGCGTGACGACCGTGACCCCGGTCTCGCCCCCCTTGTGCCCGGCCTGGTCGGTCCTGGGCCTGTCGGGAGCGACCCCGAGCTGCGGGAGACCCTCGGCGGCCCTGCGCTCGGCCAGGTCCCCCAGGGCGTCGGCGACGGCGGCCCGGGTGCGGGCGCGAGCGGCGGCGGCGAGCTTGTCCTGGTCGGTGAGAAGCGGCTCGCGCCCCTCATCGTCGACCGGCTCCTGGCCGACCCCTCCCTGGCGAGCGGCGGGCTGAGCCCGAGGTTCCCCGGGCAGCCCGTCGAGCCGGGGCGGTTCGACGACGAGGACCTTCTCCGGCGGGAGCTGAGCCTGGGCGGGAGCGCCTTCGCCCTGCAGTTCATGCTGGACGTCAGCCTGAGCGACGCGGACAGATATCCTCTCCGTCTTCGAGACCTTTCTGTGCTCGATCTCGACCCGGACACCGCCCCCGACCGCGTCGTCTGGGCCTCCTCGCCAGACCTCGAGGTCAAGGGGCTCCCCGTCGTAGGTCTTCACGGAGACCGCTACTACAGAGCGATGAGCGTCTCCACGGAGCGCTCGCCGTATCAGGAGAGCGTCCTGTTCGTGGACCCGGCGGGACGCGGTAAGGACGAAGTCGCCTGGGCAGTCGTCAAGCACCTCAACGGCAAGCTCTACCTTGCCGAGGCGGTGGGGCTGCCCGGGGGTTACGAGGGGGACACGCTCGAGAGAATCGCGCAGACGGCAAAGATCCATAGGGTTTCGCGGGTGTTGGTGGAGCCTAACTTCGCGGACGGCATGGCGGTGCAGTTGCTCCGACCCGTCCTAGCTAGAGTGTACCCCACGATCGTCGAAGAGGGGCCATGGGCGACGGGGCAGAAAGAGCTCCGGATCATCCGGACCCTCGAGCCTGTCTTGAACCAGCACCGCCTGGTCGTGGACCGCGGCCTCATCGAGCGGGACCACCGGATCGACGTCCGGACGCACGGAGAGCAGGCCCACACCTACAGCCTCATGTACCAGCTCACGCGGATCACCGCCGAGCGCGGGTGTCTCCGCCACGACGACCGGCTAGACGCCCTGGCCGGGGCAGTGGCCTATTTTACGGACCGGATGAGGCTCGACGAGGAGAAGGCCACCGTGGCGAACCGCCGGCGCATGAGCGAGAAGCAGGCGAGGGAGTGGCTCTCGGCCGCCCACTGGACCGGGAAGAAGCAGGCGGGGCTGAGCACGCTGGAGGGGAGGGTGGGGCAA